AATGCATTCCGTGGTTTCCTCACCGGAACCGCCGAACAACTCGGCGAAGTCGGCGGAACCCAATTCCGTGAGATGGCATTCAGCATTGAGCGTATTGCTGTAGAAGCAAAGACTCGCGCTCTAAAGGCTGAGTACACCACAGAACTCGCACAAGACCTCAAGGCTGTTCACGGGCTTGATGCAGAAAGCGAACTCGCCAACATTCTCAGCACTGAGATTCTAAACGAAATCAACCGCGAACTCATCACCACCATCTACCGCGTTGCCAAGACTGGTGCAACTCAAAGCGATCTCACCAACTACCTCACCGGCGGTGTCTATGACTTAAACACCGACTCTGATGGTCGTTGGTCTGCTGAAAGATTCCGTGGACTCATGTTCCAAATCGAACGCGAGTGCAATGTAATTGCTAAGGAGACTCGTCGTGGTAAGGGTAACTTCCTCGTCTGCTCAAGCGATGTTGCAAGCGCCCTCACTATGGGTGGCTTCCTCAACCTCGCACCAGCAATGACTGCAAACCTCGATGTTGATGACACCGGCAACACTTTCGTTGGTGTTCTCAACAACAAGATGAAGGTTTATATCGACCCATACGCCAAGTTGGGTGTTAACTTCTGTGTAGTTGGATACCGTGGTACATCACCATATGATGCCGGTATCTTCTACTGCCCATATGTTCCACTACAAATGGTCAGAGCGGTTGATCAAAACACTTTCCAACCAAAGATTGGATTCAAGACTCGTTACGGAATGGTTGCAAACCCATTCTCCGAGAACACTGACATCAATGCTCTTGGTGGAAACCAATACTACCGAATCTTCCAAGTTACCAACCTACATGGTAACACCGGATTCGGACTCTGATAAGTAATTAACAGGGGAGAATGGATCGGGGGGAGTCGAAAGACTCCCCCCTTTCTGTTTGATAAATAATTATATGGCAACAAAACCAGATAGAGAATTTTTACAAGACACATCCAGACCAAGTAATCACAATTACTTGAGTAGTAATTTTTTCCGGTTAGAAATAGGCAGAGCACCAACAGTTGCATATTTTGCCCAACAGGTTGACATACCAAGTATAGATCTAGCCGAATTAATTCAACCCACAACATTAAGCACTGTAGTAAATATACCCGGAAATCAATATCAATTTAGACCATTATCAGTATCATTTCTCATGGACGAAGAAATGCGTGGTTGGAGAGAAATATACGACTGGATCACAGTAATAGCCAATTACAAATCAACGGATAACACACTAAAATTTAAAGATAGGTTTTCTGACATTCAATTGATATTGACAAATAGTTCGTATAAAGGTAAATTTCAAATAACATTTAGAAACGCATATCCATCTACTCTGTCAAGCATACCTCTAAACATTACAAGCACAGACAATGTTCCTTTGATCGGAACAGCCGTTTTTAAATACACATATTTTGAATTCAGCACCTTGACTTGATTGATATCTGAGATATAATATTTGCCATGACATTTGACGAACTCAAAGAAATGGTCAAGAAAGATATCTCTCTAGATGAAACTCAACTAGAAAGAGAATCTGCAAGAACTCCACAGATACACAATAAGTATCTGTTGTTTTTCATGGAAGAAAAACTTTGCCTATCTAGAATTGAATCAGAACTTAATGTTCTAAAAAAGAAGAAGTGGTTGTATTATAATGGCAATATGAGTCAGGATGAATTAGACGAAAATGGATGGGAACAATACGATCTTCGTATTTTAAGAGGCGACATTGATCGTTTAATTGAATCCGATAATGATGTAATCAAACTTAAGTTGAAGTTAGATTATCAAAAAGAAAAAGTTAATTACCTAGAGAATATCATTAAAATAATCAACAACAGACAATGGAATATTCGTTCCATTATTGATTGGTTAAAATTCACTAATGGTCAGTGAATAAATAATGATATGTCTGATTTGGTTATTGAAGAAGTAAACTCAGTTTATATTCGAATTAATTGCGAACGGTCTATAGCAAAGGAGTTAAACCAATACTTCACCTTTGCCGTTCCGAATTATCAATTTACTCCTGCATATAAAAATAAAGTATGGGATGGACAGATTCGTTTGTTCAATCTGTTTACTCATACAATTTATTCAGGTCTATTGGATTATGTTGTAAAGTTTGCTAATGACAGAAACTACACAGTAGAAGTTCCAAATCAAAAGGATAATAAATTCACAGAGGAACAAATCGGAAAATTCGTTGAAGAATTTATAAAACCTACTGCGTCAAAGAAAAGAATAACAGCACACGATTACCAAATAAAAGCAATAACTCATGCGATAAACAAAGAAAGAACTCTACTACTATGTCCTACCGGAAGTGGTAAATCTTTAATAATTTATTGCTTAATTAGATTCTTTCTAGACAGAATAAAAACAGACAAAAAAATATTAGTAGTAGTTCCTACAATTGGATTAGTTTCCCAAATGTTTAGTGATTTTGAAGACTATTCTACTGAAAATAAATGGTCAGTAAATCGGTACTGTCATACCATTTCCTCCGGAAAAGAAAAACACACGCACAAAAAAGTAGTGATATCTACATGGCAAAGTATTTACAAAATGCCAAAAGAATTTTTCGATGACTTTGATATGGTAATAGGAGATGAATGCCATTTATTCAAAGCAAAATCATTATCATCTTTGATGTCAAAATTAACAGAATGCCCAATCAGAATTGGTACAACTGGTACTCTAGATGGGACTCACACTCATAAACTAGTAATAGAAGGATTGTTTGGTAGAGTTTTGCATGTCACTTCTACTTCTGCTTTAATACAAAAAAATCTATTATCTGATCTAACCATAAATTGCATTCTATTGAACTATGGAAATAAAGATATAGAAGAAACAAAAAGAATGCTCTACAAAGAAGAAATTAAATGGTTAATAACATGTAAACGAAGAAATTTGTTTATAAAAGATTTAGCCAAACAGTTAAAAGGAAATACTTTAGTTTTATTTAATTTTGTAGAACTTCATGGAAAACCACTTTTTGAAATGTTTAAACAATCCATTTCAGAAAAAGAAATATATTTTATTCACGGTGGCACGGATGTAGAACAACGGGAAGAAATACGAAAAGTTGTAGATAAAGGAAGCAATGCAATATTGTTAGCATCTTACGGTACATGTTCTACGGGAATAAATATTAAAAACATTCATAATATAATTTTTGCTTCTCCCTCAAAGTCCGTAGTTAGAGTTTTACAATCTATTGGTAGAGGATTAAGAAAAAGTGAATCTAAAACCGCAGTGGATGTGTATGACATAGGTGACGATTTGCGATACAAAAAATATCGAAACCATTCTCTCAATCATATGGATGAAAGAATAAAACTATATAATAAAGAGAAGTTTAAGAATAAGTTGGTATCTCTGCGAATAAAGGAGAATTAAAAATGTCCCAGAGTTACAAAATAATTAAGTTAAAGAGTGGTGAAGAATTAATAGCAACTGTTTCGAAAACAGATGGCGGAAATTTTCTTTTAGATAAGCCAATGGTTTTTAAAACAGTAGTGATTTCTGATCACACTGGTTTGCCGCGTGAAGGTATAGTTCTAAAAAATTGGTTACTCTTTGGTAAAGAAACACAAACAACAATTCCTTCTGACTTTATTGCCACAATGTTAGAACCAACAAGAGATGTTGTTTCACATTATCTGGTACAAAAGGAAATGCAAATTGATTCTGTCTTTGAGACAAAAGAATTAGAAGATTTTGCCCCCAAACAAAAGAAGACACCTCCTTCTCCCGAAGAATATGAAAATATGATATCTGACATGTTTGCCAGCATCTTCGAAGATCTAGACTTAGAAGAAGAGATAAAGTCTAAAAGAAGACCAAAAAATAAATCAAATAAAAACGATATGAATAAAGATCATATTATCCATATGAATATGGTTTTTGGTCCTGAAGTTTTGGCTTTTATGATAAACGAAGGATTAATTGATCCCCGTGATATAATGGAAATGATCGAACACTTCAATTTAAATAATAAAAACAAGAAAAAGAAAAGAAAAAATAATCGTGAATCTATTAATGATAAAAAATTTACCGGAGATCAAACCAATAGAAAAGACTTTGGTAATAAGTGGACTGACTGGGATCCGGATCCGGACTCAACAGATTATAAGTGAGTATATAGAGATACTTAGTATATTCTTTAAGAACTATACCTTTTCTCATACCATACACAGAAAGTGTAACACTCATGTCAAGAGAAATCAAGTAATTTTTCTTGATTTTTATGATGGTTTGAATTAATATTCTGCTCTGGAGTACATTTAGTATGGCTAAAAAGAAAAAAAAGAAACCTGATGTCGAATTAAAATTAGATAACGACATCAAGGATCATTACATCGATAATAAAAAGTTTTATGAAGAAATGATTCTTTGGAAGAAATTATGCACAGAAGCAGAAGAATTAGATGAACCTAGACCACCCATAACAAATTACATAGGCGAGTGTTTTATGAATATTGCTGAACATTTGTCTAGAAAAGTAAATTTTATGAACTACCCATACAGGGAGGAAATGGTTTCTGATGGTATAGAAAACTGTTTAATGTATGCCCATAATTTCGACCCAGAAAAATCAAAAAATCCATTTTCGTATTTTACGCAGATCATATATTATGCGTTCTTGCGAAGAATAGAAAAAGAGAAAAAACAGGCATACATTAAACTTAAGATGACAGAAATTCATGACGATGGCAATTATCACAAATGGTTCAAAGAAAACTATTTTGATAAAGACAATGTAAGAGAAGCCATGTCTGAATATTTTCAAATAAGTGAAAACGATATTAAAAAGTTTGAACCAAAGAAGAAAAAAAAGAAGAGATGAAGATTGCAATTATCAATGATACGCACTTTGGTGCCAGAAATGATTCTCCATTATTTCTGGATTATTTCATGCGTTTCTTTAATGAGCAGTTTTTTCCATACTGTGAAACACATGCAATAAAAACAGTACTTCATTTGGGCGACCTTATGGATCGCAGAAAGTTTGTTAACTTCAATACACTTGCAAGAGTTCGAAGTGATTTTATTGAAGTGTTTGAAAAAAATAATATAGATTTGCATTGTATTCTTGGCAACCATGATACATTTTTTAAGAACACCAATGCGATTAATTCAATACGGGAACTATTTACCAATCGGTATAAGCATATTCATTTATATGAAGAACCAACTCTTTTAGAGTTTGATGGTCTTAAAATTGCAATGGTTCCTTGGATAAACAAAGAAAACGAGCAAATATTTCATTCTTTTATAAAGACTTGCCCCGCTTCAATTATTTGTGGTCATTTTGAACTCAATGGATATGAAGTAATACCGGGAATTAATTTTGAAGGTAGTATGGATGATACTGTGTTGTCTTGTTATGACATGGTATTGAGTGGTCATTTTCATGGTAAAGCATCAAAGAAAAATGTTCATTATCTGGGAACACAATATCAAATTACATTTTCTGATGCCAGACTAAACAAAGGATTTCATGTATTTGATACAGAAACTAGAGAATTAGAATTCATTCAAAACCCAGAAAAAATGTATCATATCATTGTTTATGATGATACTAAAAAGGATCCAATGGGTGATGATTTTTCTCATTACAAGAACTCCTATGTTAAGGTTCTAGTTTCTAAGAAAACAAACGCCGTTAAGTTTGATCAATGGGTAGATAAAATGGTTTTGGCTGGTGTTATAAATCTTAATATTGTCGAAGAAATGGTAGAAACATCTTCAGATGATATAGACACAACTCAGGATACTATGAGTATTATTAATGAAGAAATAGACAAGTTAGAAATATCAGAAGATAAAACAAAGATAAAAACTCTTATTCATGAATTGTATATTGAGAGCCTTTCTATATGATTGTTTTTAAGAAAATTCGTTTTAAAAATTTTGGTTCATTTGGAAATGTGTTTACTGAGATTCATTTAGATTCTAGGAAAAACACACTAGTATCAGGAACAAACGGAAATGGTAAATCATTTGCATTTCTTGACTCTATAACCTTTGCTTTATTTGGAAAGCCATTTAGGAAAATTAATATCCCTCAGTTGGTGAATTCGATAAACAAGAAAGATTGTATTGTTGAACTAACATTTGAAATTGGTGAGGATCAGTATTTTGTTCGCCGTGGGTTGTCTCCAAAGATTTTTGAAATTTTTAAGAATGATGTACTAGTAAACCAAGACGCAAAAAATAAAGATTATCAAGAATATTTTGAAGATCAGATTCTTAGAATGAACTACAAATCATTTACACAGGTAGTGATTTTGGGAAGTTCTTCGTTTGTGCCATTCATGCAACTTTCTGCTGCGGATCGTAGGTCTGTAATCGAAGATATCTTGGATATCAATGTTTTCACTACCATGAACACATTACTTAAGGGTAAAATTGCTGAAACAAAAAGCATTCTTTACACGCATGAAAATAATATGACTTTAGAAAATGAAAAAATTCAACTAAAGAAAAAGTTCATTCAGAGTCTAAAGAACAAGAGCGCAGAATCAAGAAATGCAATAAGTAAAAAAATCGAACAGTTGAATGCAGACTGTGATACTGTTCTTGCTAAAAAGAAAGATCAGGAAACAAAACTAGCATCTATATCTTTTGATATTGCTGCTAAGAACAAAGTAGAAACTGCCATAAAAAGGTTTGAAAAACTTAAAACTCAGATTCAACAAAACAAAGATAATTGTGATAGAGATATCGGTTTTTATCACGATAATGATAACTGCCCAACTTGTAAACAAGCGATTACAGAATCATTTAAAAAAGATCAAATAGATTCAAAAAGCCAAAAAAATGATGAATACAAAAAGGCAATAACTGAAATTGAAAGTCAAATAGTTAAGGCAGAAACTCAATTAGAAGAATATATTAAACTTCAAAATGAAATTAATGACATTAAAGTTATCATTGCACAGACAAAAATTACTCACGATAATCTTTTGGCAAACATAAAAGAATTAACAAAAGATATCGAAAAGTCATCTGTTAGCAGTGATGAAATAGAACTAGAAACAAAAGAACTAGAGGCAATTGAAGAAAAACTAGAAGTCATTTATCAAGAAAGAATTAAACTTCAAGAATCTCTTCGTTGTATGGACATTGCTTCTATTTTGTTGAAAGATTCTGGTATTAAGGGCAAAATCATCAAGAACTATTTGCCAATCATCAATAAAACGGTAAATAAGTTTTTATCTGCTATGGATTTCTTTGCCCAGTTTAATTTAGATGAAGAATTCAATGAAACAATCAAAAGCCGGAACAGAGACACATTTAGTTACATGAGTTTCAGTGAAGGCGAAAAGATGCGTATTGATCTTTCTCTTCTATTGGCTTGGAGAGAAGTCGCTAGAGTTAAAAATAGTGCAAATTGTAATTTGTTGATTCTGGATGAAGTATTTGATTCTTCTTTGGATGCAGTCGGCGCAGAAGAATTCATGAAACTATTAACTGGTCTTGATTCTAAAACAAATATTTTTGTGATATCACATCGAGCAGATACATTGGCTGATAAATTTCCAACAATCATTACCCTTGAAAAGAAAAAGAATTTTAGTAAACTAAATGTATCATGATTTTGGCAACAGCAGAAGATTTTCTATATTCGGTTCAGGATTGGCAAGATCCAAATCCTTTCCCTGTCATTACTGTTGAAGACGGTATTTTTGTTGTTAGGGATGACCTTCTTGGTGGTGGTTCAAAGATGCGGTTTATAGACAACATGATCAAGACATGGCCATATAAGGAATTTGTATATGGTAGTTCTCCTGCTACTGGATATGCACAAATCAGTTTTGCTAAAGTTGCGGCAAAATATGGTAAGAAAGCAGTCATATTCATGGCTCAAAGAGATATGAATAACCTACATCCGTATCAACAAGAAGCAATAAATTCTGGTGCTGATATGCGGTGGGTTCCAAATGGTATGCTCAGTGTGACTGAAAAACGAGCAAAAGATTATGTAAAAGAAGATACAACGAATCGGGTGTTGATTCCAATTGGTGGTGATCATGTTGATGTTTTGGCTTCCATTATAAAAGTTGCAAGATATAATATTGGAATGGTTCCAGATGAAGTTTGGACTGTTGGCTCAAGTGGAACTCTGACGCGAGGATTACAGTTAGCATGGCCAAACACAAAATTTAATGTTGTCACTGTTGGTCATAAAGGAAATTATGGAAGAGCAAAGGTTTATAATTGTGATATTCCTTTTAATAAACCTGCAAAAATTCTTCCACCATTTCCCTCTGCACCAACATATGATGCAAAGGCTTGGGAATTTATAATGAAACATCGCGGAACAGGAACTGTACTTTTTTGGAATGTAGGGGCATGAATAACTACGGATTTTATGAACGAAATGATCATGTAATCAATTCGGAGATTAATGTATTCTTCGAAGACCTTCTTGCAATGACACCAGCAGAGTTTGGTGTTTGGGTAAAAAAGATGCGAGAAGAAATATTGCATTCATGGGACACATATGGGTGTCCACCAAGAACAGGCAAAAATGAACTGGATATTATAGATCAGTTCAATAAAATGACAACATATCCAGTTTCAAATTTTACTCATACCGATGAGTTAAACACCGATGGTACTGTTGAAGATGTTATTATTAACAAAGCAAGAATAGGTGGAGAAGCAGATCAATGGTTTTCAAATATGATGAAAACTAGAATCAATTATTCTGAAAAAGATAATGGCTATTCTGTTTATGATTTGTTTTCTGATAATAAATTCCAAGATAGAGTTGTTCGTGGTGCCACTCGTCATTTGCGAAGAGATTCGTTTTATCGACACGCTCTTTCTGCGATAAAGCATAATACAAAATATTCAATCGTTGATGTCTCTTCTGGTGAAGAATGGTTAGAAGCATTCTTTGGTAATCCAAGCATTTTTGAGAGATATGACTTCATGCTTGAGGAAGTCGCCATTCGTGATGGGCTTAACACGGGCTATTTTCAAATTCAGCAGAGTGATATTTTACAAATAACAAAAGATCAATTCTTGGCGTGGAAGCCAAAGATGTCGTACAGACATTATTCTACATTTGATTCGGAGAACCTAAAAGATGATAAAGTATATTCAATCCGTATTTACAAAAAGGGAGAAAGAGTATTTCCTGCCGGTTTTGCCTCTTTCCGTATTGGCTATATTCAAGTTGCTGTTAATTTCCCGCCGCTAACCGCAAAGTACCTATATGAAAGATTTACAAATCATATTACAACCAATGAAACAATTCACATATATGATCCTTCTAGCGGTTGGGGAGGTCGCATTTTGGGTGCTATGGCTGTGTGCGATGATAGGGTTGTGCATTACATTGGTACTGATCCTAACACCGATAATCATTTACCGGAGGGGTCAAGATATGGTAAATTGGCTGATTTCTTTAACGAAAAAACATACAGAGCCAATCCATTCTTCAGCCACACAAATACCTACGAAGTGTATTGTGAAGGATCAGAAGTAATATCAAATAATCCACAGTTTCAAAAATACAAGGGAAAACTTGATTTAGTGTTTACTTCTCCTCCGTATTTTAACAGAGAGGCGTATTCTGACGATGCAGAACAATCTTACAAGAAGTTTAGCACATATGATTCTTGGAGAGATGGCTTTTTAAAGCCAACACTACAGACATGTTATGATTATTTAAAAAATGATCGATATCTTTTATGGAATATTGCAGACCTCCTAATAGGAGGAGATTATTTACCTTTGGAGAAAGATTCTAAGGAATTCCTAGAAAGTATAGGAATGCAATATAAAGGTGTACTAAAGATGGCATTAGAATCTATGCCGGGGCAAAATAGGTTGGATGAAAATGGAATTCCCAAGTGTAAAAACTATTGCAAAGTTGATGGAAGTTATATAAAATATGAACCGATATTCGTATTCTATAAGCCATGACACCTAAAAATACAGAAGACATTTTTTACGGCAAAGAACCCAACTGGAAGCACTGGAAACCAGAGGATTTTTCTGATTATGAAAAAGTTACTTGGTCTATTGCTCTTGCGGCAAATTGGTATAATATTCGTTACACAGAACGAGATTATAGAAATGCCGTCTGTGAGTATGTGGATCGGTTAAAAATTAAAGACGGTGAATATATTAGAAAACTTGGAACAGAACGATTTGAATTTAGAACAATAGGCGCAAAATGTGGAGCCGCAAATCGCGGTTGTATTTTGCCAGATGATTTTCAGGCTAAAGTAGATGAAACAATTGAAAAACTAATCAATCTTGGAAAGTCAATTTCTTCTGATGTTGAAGAAGAACCGCCTATCTCTGTGCGCGATAGGGTGCGAAAGAATGCATCTAGTCTTTGTTCTGAACTGGAATTGATTATTGATAACTATATGATGTATTTGTGTGGCAATAATTCCAAATATAAGGAGTTTCAACCAGAAGAATGGCTAAAAGAAAAACAACCAAGTGCAATGCATTGTGAATTTATCATTGAGTTTTTGGAACCAAAGATAAAGGAACTGTCGGATGTAATTGCAGGCAAAAATAAAGACTTGGTGGAAGGTTATAGTCATCTAAAGAAGGCACAAATAAAGAAGTTTCATGATTTCATCAAGTTAATTCGTGATCATGTTATTGTTAGACAAGGAATTGCCAAGAGCAATCGTAAGCCAAGAAAGAAAAAGAAAAAGAAGGCAGATCAAGTAGTAAAGAAATTGAAGTACATGATCCGCGATCAAACTACAGGCGCAGAATCAATTCTTCCAGAAGCAATTGTTGGTTGCTCTACTCTTATTGTTTACAACACTAAGAATCGAAAAGCATCAATTTATTATGCCGATCCAGGCAAAAGTGGAATCACAGTAAAGGGAACCACTTTAATTGGCTATGATGAAAACACTTCTAAAGAAAAGACTATTAAGAAGATAAATGAATTTATTAAGTCTGCAAAAAATGATGGCATTCGTGCTATAAATAATCATTGGAAGGACATAAAGACAAAGGAAACTAAGCCAAATGGGCGGATTAATTCTAATGTTCTTTTACTCCGAGCACTTAAATGACAGTTAATTCATTTAATTTTAAGGGAAATTATAAAGCGAGAACTGCATCTGGTTTGGTTATAACATATCAAACGGGAGATGTTGTTTTTTATCAGGGAAAAACTTATGTTGCCACAAATACAATACGAGATTTGGCTCCGGATAATGTCCCAAATGGTGGATGGCAACAACTTGTTGGTGGTTCACAGCCCATTCAGTTTTATTGGGGTCCTGATGTTCCGTTGAATCCTAATATTGGAGATGAGTGGTTTAATACAACTAATGGTAAAATATACAAGTATCTACCGGATGGCAATAGT